GGCAGGGCTACAGTAAAGAATTGTTGCATTTAGTTTAATTGAACTCTACATCCCAATAGAAGGGGGGTACACCACTCCTCTCGGAGGGCACCTTCCTGGGCTCTAATTGTCACGTCAAAATCTCATTATGAGAAAACCCACTCTTTTGAAGTGGGTTAAAAGCATTATAAGTGATTATTTATGGTTTGTCAATCCTCGGGTTCCAAAGAGACTATTTCTAGTTCATCGGTTTCTGGTTCGATCCATTCATAAAACTCAGCAAGAATAGCACGAGCATCCTCTTTTGGAATACTCATATCAGCAGCACGGTCAAGAGACCAGGTTCGCACATGAGCAACAATGTCTTCAGTCGTTGCGTTCATAATAATCTTTTCGGAAATACCTGTTGAGGATGTTGCTATTATAGAACGCTGGTTCTCCGTTGTCAAGGGACTCTGTGAGGACATTGTTAAGAAAGAGTCGTCTGGTCTCCTCGAAGTTTGTTTTGCCCTTTGTTTGATGTAATGATAGGATAGTTCGACTAAAATTTTCTCTGCCCAACTTGTCAACATCTTCTTTAAGTTCTGGACAAGACCCATAGTATTCTTTCCAATTAGATTCCGATTTTACTTTGCGTTTTTTACCTTTTGGAGTTCTGAACTGCCACAGATATTTCCTGCCAATGTATTTTTTACCATTCAATTTATTTTCAATTAAGTAAACAAAACCATAATGATCTCCTATATCCTCACTACGAAAAGGAGTTTCATTATACATCCAAGGATTTTCATAGTCAGTATCGATACTCATTAATGATGTGCAACACTTCATCCAGATATTTATGAGCGAGTCCTTTCATGTCCATATCATATCTAAGATGTTCTTCGTGAAGTTGATGCTTTAGTTTTAAAATACGAATTTTCAGTTCATCCTTATCCAATTTATTTTTAGGCATAAAAAAAGAGGAGACTATTGCTCCTCTATGTAGTCATTATTACTCAACCATTCTTTACAATAGTCATAATCTCCAAACAAATACTCATCACAAGCAGCTGCTTGCTGATATGCGTTTAGGATTTCTTGTTCGCACCATTCGTCATAGTTTGAATCCTGCGAAAGTATTTTTGGAGTCATAATAAATCAAAAAAATAAATTAACCAAGAATACTCTGTCTCCACTCTTCACTCATATTCACCATAATTGCTTCTGCTGCTTCTAGTGTTTCAGCATATCCTTCATCAAGTAAATGTGAGAGGATGATGTCGTAAATATTAGTCTGCTCTCCAATCTCTCCCATCGCTTTTTGCTTACGGAGTTTCTTTGGATTTTTAGTTACTGTTCCAGGACCTGCTGTATGTCCACGCATATTTTCAGCAGATGCTTCTCTCTTCTCATCTCTTCTTTCCTGATCTAATACACCTCTACCACCAGGATAGCGTGGTCTGGAGGATTTACCTTCATCAAGTTGCTGATTTTGAACAACTTCCAAATATGCTTCTTGGAGACTACGAAAATCTTGTGCGTCCATTTTACGAATACTTTTTAGGTATTTATAAGTTCTTTGATGCTCCAACCATTTTTTCTTGGTCCAGTTCTATTATATTTCAGGTTGTTGTATTGGTCAAAGTTTAAAATTAGCAAAAGTGTTTGAAGCAACATCTTGTTTAATGCCGCCAACCAAATAACTCTCAACTTCCGTTTCTTGCGGACTTACCTGAAGACCTTTAGAGGAAATCCAGTGCTGTGTCCAAGGAAGTGGGTTATTGTTTGCTGAAATATCATACTGGGGTTTTAACCCAATTGCTTTAAGTCTACGGTTTGCAATCCATTCGACATATTGTTGTAACAACTTGTCATTAAGTCCGATCATGCTGCCATCTTTGAACAAATAATCCGCCCATTTCTTTTCTTCGTTTACGGCACGATCAAATGTTTTATACGTCCACTCTTCTTCCTCTCTCATAATTTGTTTCATTTCTGGATCATCTCCATCACGCCATTTATTTAAAATATTTTGTGTAATTGCTAAATGTTGGTTTTCGTCTCTTGCGATGAGAGAGATAATTTTAGCTGATCCTTCCATAAGCTTAAGTTCACCAAAGGCGAAACTACAAGCAAAACTAACGTAGAACCGAATACCTTCAAGAATGTTAACATTTGCGACTGCTCTGTACAGTTTTCGTTTGACATCGTTGAGTGTTTCCTTTGCGTGAGTTACTCCTTCAAGTCTGAACATCCAATCTGTAGATGTTCCATAACTTTGTGCTGATTGAATAAAGTCATCATAAGATTCCGTAACGCTTCTAGAACGTTCTAGAATGCGCTCATCTTGAATAATAGTATCAAAGACCTCAGAAGGGTCCGAATAGATATTTTTGATGATGTATGTGTATGAACGGGAATGAATCATTTCCATAAATCCCCACACTTCCATACACGCTTCCAATTCTGGAAGTGAGCAATATGGAATAAATGCAATACCAGGTCCACGTCCCTGAACAGAATCCAACATAATTTGATACTTCAAGTTAGAAGTATAAATGTGTTTTTGTTCTGGACGAAGAGTTTGATAGTCTCCACGATCCTTCTGGAGAGACACCTCTTCGGGTCTCCAGAAGTATCCAAGTTGCTGAGTGGTTAGTTTATCAAATACAGGATATTTGTATGAATCGTATCTTTGAACTCCAAGAGGTTTTCCAAAGAACATCGGTTGTTTTTTGGTATCAACTTTCTCAGTATTAAAAACAGTCATTCCTTTGATTTGAGTTTCTTCTGTTGAAGAAATTTTAAACTGCATTTTCTGACCTCCAGGTAGTCCATTGTACATCTTCATTTGGTATCCATCCACATTTAAATTTCATTACCATATTTTGATGAGATGATTTCCACTTCTCATTTAAATTTGATGTAAGTTTATAATAACTTGGTTTTCCCATCTCAATCCATTTTTCATAGTAATAATCTGCATTTTCCCAGATTTTTTTACTACTCTCATTTGAAGAAGGTATGTCCCAAGGAGATTTATTTTTATTTGGGTTATTTAGTTTCATATATTCAGAAACCAATTCCCTTGCTTTTTTTGATTGAGTTTTACCTTTCATTCCTTTTGGATGCAGTTTTCTATTACCAAAATTACCTTTGGAAAGTAGAACAACCGCATAGTTTAGTCCAGGATGACTTGGATAAATTTTAGATAATAATCTATGTGCCAATAAATGTTCTCTAAAAGTTAATTTCACCAAATTATCTATATTATCGTCCCCACCTAAACACTTTGGAACTATGTGGTGCATTTCACCAACTTCTTCGGAGAAATTTATTTTACGACTTTCAAGCAAAGAATTATATATTTTTTTATAATTCATTGCTTTTAGAAATTAAAATTTTCATCTCTTTGAATTATAGCACACACATAGTATTTACCACAGTCAAATTTTACAACTTTCACAATCTTCCTCTTCAGCACCAGAAAGTTCTTGGAGGAGTGATTGAAGTTTGGGTTTCTCTTCTTCCACTTCATCACTCTTCATATCATGAGTATTTTGATAGTAAGAAGTTTTCCACCCATACTTATATGTAGTCAAAAGGTCTTGTGCCATTATTGAAGTAGGAACTTCATTGTCGGCAAAATGTTCTGGATTATACGACCAGTTTCCAGAAATTGCTTGATCAAAGAATTTCTGCATAACAGCAACAATATTAATATAACCAGTATTACTAGGCATATCCCACAGCAACGTATAATTATTCTTAAGAGATTGATACTGCGGAACAATTTGCTTGAGAGGACCTTTCTTAGACTTCTTAACGGACAAGTATCCGCGAGGTGGTTCGATTCCATTGGTTGCGTTTGACACAACGGAACTGCTCTCCGATGGCATCTGTGCGGACAGTGTTGAGTGTCTGAGCCCATACTCAAGGACTGATGCTCTAAGACTTTCCCAATCATGTTGATAAGAAACTGAAGTGATTTCGTCTACATCTTTTTTGTATGTATCAATCGGAAGAAGACCATCAGCATACTTGGTGCGTCCAAAGTATTCACAATGTCCTTTCTCTTTTGCCAGTTGATTAGATGCTTTGATAAGATAATATTGGAATGATTCAGAGAGTCCATGAACTGCGTCCCATGCCTCTTGAGAACCATAGTTGTATCCCAGTTTTGCCAAATAGTGAGCAAGACCAATAAACCCTATGCCAAGAGAACGACGTGCCTTGGTGGCGATTTCTGCTGCCTCTACGGGGTATTTCTGATAGTCAATCAACTCATCCAAACTACGAACGGAAAGGTCACATAGTTCCTCCAGTTCATCATCAGATTTTACTTTTCCAACATTAATGGCAGAAAGAATACACAGTGCAATCTCACCATACTTATCATCAATATGATTGATAGGATAAGTGGGCAGAGTAATCTCCTGGCAGAGAT